CTTTGATGGTTAGGACCTCAATCATTGGAACCCCAGTGCTTTAAGGTAGTTTCCGACCTGTTTTTGCACCTGTGCCTGCCCACCACCCTCACTTTCGGCGTCTTGGACCTGTTTTTTCTCTCTTGTCAGGCGCATTTGGATCAATCTAGGCTGTACTTGCTCTGCAAAAGCAGCGGCAGCCAGGGCTGTAGCCATTACTCGGTCATCTTTAGCCCTTCCCATCGCAGCAATCGTGCCTTGATCGCGCACAATGCCTTTCATTTCGTCGATACATTCAGTCGAAAGCACGTTTAGCATGCCGCGCTCGAAGTAATCCTTCAGGTAATTGAGCATTCGCTCCTTGGAAGAGTGTGTTGTGACCCATCCAATGCTGTTTGAGATACCAAAAGAGTCGTTTCTACGCCATAAGTAGTGCTGCATGTGGCTCAAAACGTTGGTTAACTCTCGCGCTTCACTACCTGGCAACGCACTAGCCTGGCGTTTTAGGTTGCGCATTTCGTTAATTACGGCTTGACCAGGACCATTGACCTCTAAATTCAGCGTTGAATTGGTGTAAGCGCCTGCCAAATAGCAGATCACCCAGGCAAATTGATAGGTATTCATTTCGGAAGTGGCAAATTCAGCCACTTGATCCATGCCATCGGCATAGCAGCGGTACACCTGAATACAGAATCGGTCTGCCCAATCGCTTGATCCGTAGGCTGGATCAGCGCCAATGACGTAGTAAGCGGACGAAACTGGCTCTTCCCATATTTTCAACGTCGCCAATCGCTCAGTGGACTGGATCAATTGCGTGTCTTGAAAGTTCGCTCCCATCGAAAAACGATAAGAAAGGAACGCTTCTTTCTTGGCTGCCTTCATTGCATCGGTGCATCGCGCCGTACTGAAGAAGGAAGTGCCCGTCATTACGAATGCGTAGTCCTCAGTCGGCGGAAACTCCTGGTACATCAAACCATCGTCTTTAAGACCTTCAAATAATTTCCAGCGCCACCAAGCAATTTGCCTGCTATTAACCTCGTAGTTGTAAATTTTCTTAATGTCTTTGGTCCACTCTTTCTCTTCGGGAGAAAGTTTCCCGTCCCAGTACACCTTGTAAATGTCCGAGTCGGGATCGGCAGAGTAAAACTGGTTACGCCACCAGCCAACAAAAATGGCTTTCTGTGTACGGGCGCGTTTTGCAGTGGTCCACATATCATGGAACATGTTGAACCCTCGCGCCGTTGATTCAAACATGTAGTAGCGCAGCGGGTTGGTTTCTGCAAGTGAGGCTAGGAGAGAAGCCAAGCCTTCTTCGTCACCCCAAGAAGACGTTTCCGTGCCATGCAGAAAAGTAATTCCTTTTCCGCGTCCGAGACCACCCTTGGCTCTGATTCCCGCGACCTGATAAAACAGTCGGCTGCGGTTTCGCAGGACCATTTGATTTCGGTTGTGGGACATGAGAGGAATTTTGTACTCTTTGGGGAGTCCATCCATGTACATTTGCAGCGTTGATCGAAATTGCTCACGGTTCTCTTCGGTGTCGGTAGTCAAGGTGCCTTGCATACCTGGGTGAATAAAATGCCAGTAGAGATCAAGCGCAAGCGAGATTGTCGTAATACCTAACTGACGACCTTTCAGTACAACAAAAAAATGTTTGTCTTCGGCTAAACCACGCGCCACTTCATCCATGACATAGGTTTGCGTGCCGAGCAATTGGTTGCCCAGGATACGCATACCCTGTTCTTTGGTTTCAATTTTTAACTGCTTACAGAAGTGATAAAACTTTGCACGGTCAAATTGCATTGCGGGGTACCTCGAAACGGACGTTACCTTCCTCGCGGATCACATTTATTTTCAACGGATTCTCAGGATTTAGAGCAACAATCGTGTTGCCTATGTGGTGCGTTTCGTAACCCATGCCGCAAACATGCTCTTCCAGTTCAGCAGCGGTTTCTTTGTACCAATCAAACTGGGTCCAGCATTCATAAACCAGGGGCGGATATTCATGCTCTTGCAAAAAGTAATTCGCGCCCCTAAGAATTTCTAACTCCATGCCTTCTACGTCCATCTTGATTAGGCGCACGCGTTTTTCGCAATGCACGTCGTTTAAGACTTCTTGGCGGACATACTGCTGCTTGCCACCGGCTTTGGCTTCGGAAGACTTTTGGCGCACCAGGTCCGACATAGACCAGGCACCAATGTTGCTGTTGGTTTGGTAGTCAGGCATATCAATCCAAATGTTTTTGTGTTCTCTGCCCAATGCCCAGTTGCGCACGTCCACGTTGTACAAGTCGTTTAGCGCAACGTTACCGCAGAGTTGGTAGTACACATGCTTTTGTGGTTCATACGAAATGAATTGGTATTGAGGCAGGGCTTTCGCCAGCGGGACTGTGACGGTGCCCATGTTGGCGCCAATGTCAAAGACAATGCCATCCTCGTAGTTGCCAGCCAGCAAGCGGCATAGGTCAACCACACCCCACTCGTACTCGCCTTGCTGCGCCAGGTAGTTACTGATCAGATCAGGACCACGACGCACCATCAGTTGCCCGTGTCTTGTATTCAGTATGTTCATTTCGCCTCTTTTTTCCAGTTCCACACTCTTAGCATTTCCTCTCGCAGTTCATTCCTAGCCTGCAAGCCTCGTTTCTCTTCCACCGCACTTAGGTATTCCAGCCTGGTGCGTTTACTGCGGTACCGCTTGAGAACCCAGGCGGCTTCATGCCAGCGCCTAGACTCTTCGCTGTAGTTGCCGACCTCTCTGCCATCGGGAAGTCGAACGATTCGAGCGTGCGAATGAACCTCTCCGCAAGCACGGCATTTCAGCCTTTCGTCAAATAACCCCCCGTCAGTCATCAATACTTGTTAGGTAAAGTATTTCGGGATCAATTCGGTTAGTCCTTTGTTGTCTCCTATCCGTTTTGCAAAAGTGTTGAAAGCAAGACTTACGCGCTCTTTACCAATCACCTCGCTAGGCACGGTCTGGACCATGTGCGTCAGGCTTGAAGGAAAGATCACAATTTGTCCGGTCTTTACCGGCAGCCACCAAGACTCAGAATTCCACCGTGTCCATTCTTTGTACGTTGGCTTCATTTGCTTGTAGCCCTCGTTAAAAAACATAATCCGATCGCGCTCGTCTTCTACGTCCACATAAAACACGCCGGAGTACAGGCTGTTCGGATGAGCATGCTTGTGATGGTATTGACCGGGCTTAGTCCAGTTCACCCAGGACTGCGTAACGTAGGCTTCAACGTCCGCTTTCATTACGTCGTTAACATACTCATTCAAACACTCTTGAATACGATCAGCCACACGCTTTGTATTAGCGTGCCCAAGCAAGTAGTGATCGACTGAAGTTTCGTTGCCTTCGTTTGGGCGGCGCTCCTGGTTAACCAAAAACTCTTTTTCTTTTTTGGTCAGTTCAAAGCCCAGGTCAAAAAACGCCACTGGTGTCGGAAACAAGAGTTCCAGGTTCATTCTTTCTCCACAGTGACGTCGCGCCACTCACCTTTAATCATGTGGGTCGGTCCCATCTTGACCAGGGACTCATTGCTCCAGTACTGCTGCAAAATCTTTAGGACCTGGACACGGGCAGTCTTTGCGTCCACCGGGGTCGTAACCTCACGTTCGACAAAACGCAGTTTGGCAGTGGGCACTAATTCGTCAGTCGCACTCATGCCACCCTCCACACACGAATCCCGTCGCCTTCTTTACGGCACACAAATTTGCGCTCTAGTTTCTTACCGCGTGTACGGTTGTAATTGCACAGCACATTCATATTCCCGCCAGGCACATGAAAACTCTCACCCACCTGCAATTGGTCATAGGGATAGTTGTGTTTCACCTTCTCCGCAGGAATCGGCACACCCTTCGTAATCTCGTACATCGTTTCTCCTTTTAGTCCCTTGGCGGGATTGAACATAGCCAGTAAAAAACCAACAGCGCTAACACCATCAACCACGCTACACCACCTGATAGTGCTAGAAATATAAGAAATACATTTAACAGTGTATCCATACGCGCCTCATATGTGAATCTATGCGCAATATAACACATACAAGATGAGGCGCAACAGTGGCGCTGTTTAGGAAACCTGATTTTTCCTTGGGGCGGGGAGCGAAATGGGGCGCGCAAGAGCGAGGGTCGAAACCCATTGGCGGACACATTCGCGCCGGTGCCCGTCCTGCCCTGGCACATCCCAGGCGATCATATAGCCCTGGTGCCCTACCTGGTGCCTATAGGCGCCCTGCCCTACCCATGCCCTACCCCATGCGCCCAGGGTGCCGCCTGGTGCCTGGTAATGCCCTGGTGATCTATAGACCTACCC